CAAAAGTCTATGCCACCAATATTGTATCACTACGTTCTCCAATATTGTCACCCTAGCCTCTCGCTCTTTGCTCAAACCTTCACACTCCTCCTAAAGTCGTCGGTTCGGTGTTGAGGGCTTCGCCTAGAACTTGAAGTAAGGGGGATGAATACACTATCGGATTTTTATGGGGCGGAGCGCCAGCGGAGACCATATTGATGTCGATAGGAATATTATCCCCGAGTATTTCAAGTGTACTATTTTTGTGAAGCTACATTTTCTTTCTAAGGTATCTTCCAATGATTGACCGAACAAACTGTACATTTTTACATATAGCGCAATATAAAATCCTTATCATTGAAAGGTGATTGATGAAATCAAGCGAGTGTGATACTTAGCTTCAGCTAAATGTATCACCTCAGACCACAGTATATAAATTAACTATAAAAATTTCAAACTAATGGAAAAACAAAAATTAGAAGTACCTAGTGGAATCAGGTACATGAGTGAATGGGAGGATTATAGGATTCACAGTTTTCCTCATATCCTCAACAAGCAGATCCCAGGTTGTGGTTATACTGAGTACTGCATTAGAAACAGTGATGATACTATTCTCTGTAGTCCCAGAAAGATCCTACTACAGAATAAGTACGAACAACATCCAGACACCACATTTCTAGTAGTAAATACCTATGAATCTGAGGTAGGGACTGACAAGGACCTAACGAAGTATCCAAGGGTTCGAAGAACGTTTGGATACAGGAAACCTAACTTAGAGAAGATCAAGAGAGAGGCGAAACAGAAGGAGGATTTTTTCAAAGAGCTAACTTACAAAATCAGTCTTTACATTAAGGGCTGCAGACAGAATAATAGGCCTGTTAAGATCTTGGTTACCTATGATTCTTTCAGGATTGTTAAAGATATCATCAGGCATCAGGACAGACTAGAGAATTTTCAGATAGTGGTGGATGAATTTCAAAGCATTTTCACTGACAGCAAGTTTAAGTCCGATACTGAGATGCAGTTTGTTGATAACTTACAGGGAATTCAGAGAGTTTGTTATGTTAGTGCAACGCCAATGATAGAGAAGTACCTTGACATGTTAGATGACTTTAAAAATCTGCCTTACTATGAACTTGACTGGGAGGCGAAAGATCCATGTCGTGTTAGTAAGCCAAAGATTATTACTAGGAATCTTAAGAGTGTCTATATGGAAGCAGGTCCTATCATTAAGGACTACTTGGATGGGAAGTTTGAGTATAGATATGTTAGGGATCCAGAGAGTGATAATGAGAAAGATGTTAAGAAGATTGAGTCGAGAGAGGCAGTTTTCTACGTTAATTCAGTCAATAACATCACCAGTATCATTAAGAGAGCTGGTCTAACACCGGAACAAGTAAATATCTTAGTTGCTAATACTCCTGAGAATGTCACGAGGATTAAGAAAAACCTAGGAGCTAAATATAAGATTGGTACTGTTCCACTGAGAGATGAACCAAGGAAGATGTTTACTTTCTGTACCAGGACCGTATATCTTGGCGCGGATTTCTACAGTGATAATGCGAGGAGTTTTATTATCAGCGACGCAAACATTGATACTCTCGCTGTTGATATTACCCTCGATCTTCCACAGATACTAGGGCGCCAGAGATTACGGGAGAATCCATGGAAAGATGAAGCTATCCTATTCTTTAAATCTATCGCAACTGGTAATAAACAGGCGAAGGAGATATTTGATGAGAAGCTAGCAAAGAAGGAGAAAACATCGGAGAATCTATTGTCAGTTTTTCAGAAGGGTAATAATGAAGAGAAGGGAGACTTATCAGTAGCTTATCAGAAACTTGCAAAGACATTCAACTATAAGGATGACTTTGTAGCGGTTAATGAGAAAAAGATTGGTGATACTAAAATACTTACGCCAGTCTTCAATAATCTAGTCAAGGTATCGGAGATGAGAGCCTATGAAATTCAGCAGGTTGATTATTCTGATAGATTCACTGTTTTTAATGAGCTAGGTAAGGTAGGCGGAGTTGATGATATAGAAGAACTAGAGAAATTCTTCAAGGAGTATAAGGAACAGGGGAGTAGACAATATAAACTAAAATTTCTGTGTGAATATTGTGAAAAGGTTGGAAACTTATCTATTTTACAGCACATAGAGGAGAAGAGATTTTGTGATTATATTAACATCTTAGGTCTTAAGGGTTGTAAGTCTGATTATTATAATGTAGGAAAACTGGATAATAAACTAAAAATTCTGAGTTTTGATAGAACTAAAATAAAGGAGGAGCTAAGTAATGAGTTTGAGATTGGGCATTCTTATACTAATACTTTCATCAAGTCTAAACTCACAGAAATCTATAAAGACCTTGATTATAAAGCCACTGCAAAGGCTAGCGACTTATTAGAGTATTTTGAAGCAAAAGATTGTTTAATTAGTGTAGATAGTAAGAGAGTTCATGGTCTGAAAATACTAAAAAAGAAAGAAGCATGATATATTTTATTCAGATGACAGCACGAGAAAAATTCGGAGCTGAAATTAAAGAGGTTATTAAGATTGGTTTCTCTGACAACTTTAACAAGAGGCTGGGAGGTTATATTACACATAACATGTCTTTTGAGGTTGTTAAGACTCTAGATGGTGATGGTTTTAATATGGGATGTGAGGCTATCTTACATGGTTATCTAAAAGATAAGAGATATAAGAAGAATAGGGGAGAAGTTTTCATAAGAGACCCTGAAGTTGTCCAGCTCATTGATAGTCTCAGTACTGTTGAGAATATTCTTTGCTTATGTAGTAGAATAAAGAAACCTAGAAAGAATACTAAACTTTACCTAAGATTATACAAGCCAATAATCCTACATAACTGGAATGAACTCTCTAAGGTATTCAATGGTAAGCCTGAGGATATAATAATCAGTATGTTATATTATAGAGTATCTGACATAAAGAAGCATGTTAAGAACTTATTTGGTCTAGACTTGCAAGATATTCCAGAGGTAGATCAAAGAGAATTAGAGGAGTTTTTCAAAGGTTATAAGGAGCAAAGAAAAAGGCAATATAAGCTCAAGTACCTTTGTGAACACTGTGAGAAGGTAGGTAATACCTCTATCTTACAGTTTATAGATGAGAAGAAGTTTATCGACTACATTAACCTTCTAGGAATTGATAGATGCAAAGCGGTGTGGTATAATGCATATCTACTAGATAAGAAGTTGAATGTAATGACTTTTGACAGGGCTAAGATACGTGAGAGATTGTATGCCGAGTTTATTGTTGGCCAGTCTTATGCTTGTAGTGATATTAAATCTAAGATTGCAGATATTTATAAAGAGATAGATTACAGAGCCAATCCCAAGGCAACAGATCTTAATGAGTACTTTGACATGAAGAAGTGCTTGATAAATACTGCTGAAAAAAGAATAAATGGTTTCAAAATACTATCTCAGAAATAAGAAAAATTAGATAGGGCAGCTAAAAATACTGCTCTATCTTTTTATTATTCTTTACCTTGGGGATTAGTTTTGTGACATCCCTTGATAATTTTATTCTACTATCGTTATCTAGGTGATCTACTACGCTCGCTGCCCATATCAGGTTTAACATGATTGGTTTATTATCTAAATATGATTTTGCATTGTAGTACATCACATAAATCTCAGATCCCTTCTTAACCTCTTTTAGGCGGTTATATATACCAGCTCTAGTTAACCCCTCTACTACAGTTTTTTGTAATAGAAAGTTGGAAACACATAGATCTTCACTTGACGGATTCTGGGTGATAAATAGGTACCCAGACTCATACCCCTTCCTATTATCTAGCATCTTGATAATTATTTCGTCATCTCCAATAACAGACTCCATACTATCATACTTACCTCTACTTGGTGTATGTTGAATATAAAATTTTTGTCCTTCTCTAATTACTTTTGCAAATGTTTTCATATCATATCTTTTAATTTTTATTTCTTACTAATAAGGATTCTAAGTGTGTAGTTTTTGCGTGTGAGATCCTTTAAAAATCTTATATGTGAGGGATTTCGGGGTAATAGTGCTTTCGGAAATTAAGATTAGCTGCTTTGGTCGGCAGTGAAAGGAGATAAGCTAGGGTGAGTCTGGTGAATCAAGGCCTAACCGACTTTGATGACTTACCTTAGTGAAGTCTCTGATTCCCTCAAGGTAATATAGAAATGTATTGTATGAGAGGGCATAGCAGGGTATAAATCATAGGTTAAGCAGCTGATAACCTCAGTACTTCAGGGCTGATCTTTTGAAGTAGTGATAAAATATGAAACAACCTCTCACAAATAAAAACCCTGCTTATTATTGCTCAAGTGGCGGAATAGGTATACGCGCTAGACTTAGGATCTAGTGATTAATCATCGTGCAGGTTCGAGTCCTGTCTTGAGCACGCACATTTAAATTAAAGACAATAAGACATGAAGAAATTGTATGTGGCTCCAAGTATTACAGTGCATGTAGTAGAGATGGAGAAGTCAATCTTATCAAGCAGCAAGGAAGGTAGTAGTTGGAGCAATGATAATATTGTTGGTCCAGGATGTAAAAAACCTACCTTAGAAGACCTTGCAGGATCTGATGAGGCTAATGTATGTCCTCTTCCTCCTAAATAATGGGAGGGGCAAAAAAGAGTAGTAAGTATTTTAATATACCTACTATTCTTTTTATTTTTTTTTCATTACCACAAGAAAACTAAGACTTCCTGTCATAAATTATGCTCTAAATCCCTTATAAGTAGAGAAATTAGAGTTTATTTTATAGATAGCAATTAATTATTTAAAAAATCAAAGAAATGAAAAAGAGTTATTTTAAACCACAAACAAACATTTACAAAACAAATGTAGAACAACCTATTATGGGACTTTCTACCGTAAAATTCCATGAAGTGGAAAATGGTGGAGAGAATAAGGATGAGAATGGTGTAATGCCTTCTGATGACCCTGATAATAGTGATTGGGGTGAAATAGGTTGGAATTAATGTTTAGGAGAAATTAAAAATGAATAAAACTAATAAAATGAAATCAAGAAAAATGAAAAAGCTAACAGTAAAATTGTTGATGGCTCTTGCAGTAGTATCAATGGGAACAGCGTGTAGTTCAGATGATATTATTGAAGGTGCTCAGACTACGAAACAGAACAGTAATGTAGTAACTATTCATGTAAGTAACCCACAGAAGCCAGGAACACGTGCAACAGTGGTAGGTGATTACGACGTAAATGTAACGTCAGGTAGAGCCGTTACTTATCCTACAACTGGAAAGATAACAAATTACAAGTATATTTGGACAGTAGGAGATTATCTTTATACATATGATCCAATTAAAGACTTTGTCAGCACATTTGTATGTCAGTCAGTTGATGAGAATGGTGCAGGCGCTACATTTACTTCTACTGATGCTAAATGGTCTACTGGTAATACAATTTATCTCTTTGCTTCAAAAGAGAAACCTACAGTAACCAACCATAATGAAGTAAATTTTTATTATATTAATCCAGCTAATGCAGGCTTTGCATGGGGAGATGCCGATAAGAATACTGCAGTACTTACTAATACAAACTTTACAGGTATAGGTAAGATAGATAAATGTCCAGAACTTGCAAATAATGGTTCTCCAGTGAGGATGGAATGTACACTTGACGTTACACCATCTATGACGATGTACTTTCGTGATATGATGCATGATTATCAGAGTGTTTCATTAACACAAAGTGTAAAGAAAGGGGCATTTGATGGTTATTATGATGGTGCAACATACAATCTATCTACTAAGAAGTATACACCAGGTATGCTCAGAAATACATGGCTTACATTGTCAGATAGGGATCCACAGAGTTTTGGTAAAGGCGTTATTTATATGCCTTTGGTTGAAACAAAATATGATAAAGTAACTATCTCTCTTATTGGTAAAAATAAGAACATGGAGGGTGATGTAACTACTGTACGCAGCATCTACACAAAGAATAATTTTGATGCTAAATCAGAGAATAACTATTATAACCTCGGTGATATGGCTAAATGGACTAAAGATGCAGATCATCTATATATTATTGGTGACGCTACTCCATTTGGTTGGGCACAATCTACAGTGAGAGGTGATAGTACACGTATTTGGCCTTTTACTGCAAAGATGAAGAATGAAGGGAACGGTGTATTTACATACATTGGCCCAGCATTGGGTTCAGGTAACACACCAACACAAATATATAGTCCTTCAAGTCCAGATGCAAATTATCAAACACCAAGTAGAAGTAACGGAGCATTTAAGTTCTATTTCTTTAACAATGGTCTTTATGAAGGGGCTGGGCTCATGCGTAAGTCTGGAGCTGATACTGATAGAGAAACTACTTCATACTATTCTACTTATGATAATTCACTTCGTGGTGATGATACGTGGAAAGTAGTAAATGCAGGTGTTAACAAGATTACAGTTAATGTACGTACAAATAAGGTAACAGTAGAGCCTTACACTGGAACACTGCCTACATTACAAATTACAAAATCTGATGGTTCTAAGGAAACTGTTAATAAATTATGGTTGTTTGGTTCTGCAACACCTCTTAAGAACTATACTGCTACTATGCCCCTTGCATTTAGCTATAATGCAGCAGATGATCCAAATCACTTTGTTTGGGAAGGTCATTTGACTAAGGGTTATCTTAAATTCCCTTATATCTTTGGTGATTATAATTTCAATCAGACAAGTTATCTGATGCCGGAAAATGGTGTAACTACAACTGTTACAGTTGCCAATTTCGCTAATGTGCATCCTACCCCAATCAAAACTGATGGTAGTTCTATGAAGATGATAGTAGGAACAAATCAAGATAATCAATGGGAAGTAACAGATCCCGGTTTCTACAGGATTACAGTAGACGTAAATAATATGAAGGTTACTTTTACAAAGAAGTAGTAAAAATTTTTAGAATAGTATAGTTTTACACTATACTATTCTTTTTTTTTCATTACCACAAATCTTCAGAATACAATAACTCACCGCTAATCTCACCCGGCTCTACCTGTCCTGATCTTAGCGCGATTTGTAGTGCAGTTTTTCTATCAACGAACCTACCATGTGATGTGTAAAATCCCTGTCTTTCTCTGCACAATTCCTCGCGCCACCTATGCATGATTTCCGGGTGTCTTCTTGCGGTCTCGATAAAGTAAATATCATCAACCTTGCCAAATTCTTCCCACTTACTCTGGTCCTTGTACATTACTCTGGATTCCTCTGGCATGTTAGGTTCTTTTCTATAGACCGCTGCACTTATTATATATTCACTGCTCATCATCCCCTAGTTTCTCAAATTCTTCATACAAGTCGATAATAGATTTGTTACCGTCATCATGCTTATCAAGGAACTTAACAAACATCCTCTGCACATCGTTCTTACATATTCTGTCGTTAAATTCTATTCCATCTCGCTTACATTTCCTATAGACCTGCATAATTCTCCTGAGTGATTTTACGAAGTTATAGTAATCGAACTTAACTTTGAATTTAAATCCTCTTGCATCCGTCACTACAAATCCCTCGATCTCACAATTATCCACGCTATATAATGCGATAGTATCCCACAGTGTATCATCATCGTGGATAGTAAATTCATTCGGTGTTCTTAGGGATGTATTTTTCTTTACTACCTCTTTGAACTTATCTGATACTGTTTGATAATCCGGTTCCAAGTTTAACTTATTATGTATGATATCCAGAAGTACTACCTCTTCTTTTTCGTACTTAATGATATGAGGATCTTCAGTGGGGCTAATTACTTCAAATACGGCCGATGCATTTTCCTTCTTTAGTAAGCTCTTAAGGAAGTCGGAATCATGCTTACTCACTGTCTCATTAAATATTCTTTCAAATCTCTCAGCAAAAGGTCCACTATCTGTTGTCTTAGATGCAAATACTACCTGTCCATCTACCACAGACATAATTCCTAAGTATCCATTTTCCTTGACAGCTACTTTAACAGGGAACACAAGTGATTTTTCTAAGTTTTCAATCCTAGTTTCTTTCTGTTCGCCTAGGTTAAAGAATTTGTCATAAGATCTCATCCTAACTTCACCCGTCTTCTTATCTACAAAAAGTCCCCTCGCCTTAATTGTTACTAGATTCCACTTCTTGCCAATAAATGCATTCCTCGTAAAGTTCAGTGAATACATATTATGCTTACAACCTTTGACATTAACTAGTCTACTATTCATCATCTTACAAACCTCAGGATCATCTACTTTATAGACTGCCTGTTGAAAATTATTTAGCCTCTCTGTGCTGAATACTTTATTTTCAAACGACAGTAATTCTCGGTCTCCCTCTGTAATAGACAATACTTTCAAGTTTCCCCCAAATTCAACACTATCCTCTAGACAAATAGAGTGTTCTGTTGGGTCCGTATTTCTATGTCCATGTACCTGTATAAAGTCTTGACATCTCCCTAGTAAGTAATTCTCTTCGTATATCTTATCAACTTCCATGTCATATCCGCCTACTCCTTTTATCATATTAATTGTAGGTATTGTGGTTAAGCTAGGAACTGCAGTAAGACCTCCATGTGTAACTAGGTATTTCTGCCCCTTATGTACAAAAGCGAAACATTGACGTAGCTTGTTGTATATTTCTTTTAGATTCTTCACTACCTGATCTCTTGGGTATGACTTCTCTATTTCTTCTAGTGTTGCTTTAAAATCACTAGAGGTTATATCTAGTCCGTTAATAAGTTTCCATATATGCTTTTCATGATTACCTTCCAATAGTATTACATTTCTATCTTTATGGTGCTGTACTAGAAAATCATACATCTCCTTATTCTCAATACCTCGATCAAAATAGTCTCCAACAAATACATATAAGACATCAGGATTCAATGTTTCACCCACTGCCTCTTTTAGACAAGTATAGCAGCCATGAACATCTCCGATTATCTTGACTTCTTTATAGTCTGATACATCCGTGACATAGTAGTTTATTATTTCATCGATACTACTAATCTGTTTAAACCGGTTTGATAGTTTATTGGCCTGTAATATCTCATAGGCTCTGGTTATTTCAGATTCCGGTACTCGTCTTATTAGGTCACGCAGGTTGTTTCTCTCTAGGCACTCTTCTAATGTTGCCTCTATGTTGAGTTGGTAGCAGTTATATCTATACTTATCTGCTAACTCCAAATACTTAGATACTGCCTTACTTGTTTTGTGGGTTGCATCAATTACTGTAAAATCACCACACATCATACGAACCTCTAACATCCTGTGCAGTGTGTTCCAGACTTCCCTATCAGACCTTGCACTTATTGACATACTACCATCTTCCGTCATGCTAGGTGAATGGAACATCAACCTAATCTCGTCTGCAGAAAGTGTGTAGTCTGTTAAGTTATTGTTTTTGATAAAGGTAGATTTTCCACTACCCATACAACCTCTTAAGATCAGTAAAGTTCTCATATATTAATTTCGTTTTTAAATTTCATGATCATATCCATACTCACGACTTCCTAAGGTACTTTCATCAATTGCCAGTCCCTTGTCAATAAGTCCTCGTGTATCAAAGAATCTACTACATAGCCAATCTCGTTTTTCCTGACTGTCCATTTGTAGTATGTCATCCCTTGTTGCTGTCTTGTCACCACTATACTCCCTATAATCAATCAAGTCTCGTTCTTCTATGTCTTCCAGCTTTTTGAGAATAGGTCGTACATTTTCAATACTTACATACTCATCATCACCAAGAAACTCACACATCGCTAGAACATCTTTTGCTTGATTTGTGTGATTATAGATCGGTTGTACATAGACTCTATTTAATGTATATCTAAATCCACTAACTTCTACTTTAAGCCCAAAACACAATCTACTAGTTATGTCTCTGACTAGCTCTATTTTTTCTTTTTCGTTCATACTTACAAATTGCTTCTATTATATTTTTTCTAACATTAGCTCTATACGCTTGATATCCGCCTGTATAGTCGATTATGTAATTACTAGAACACCATACTATATCGAGCTTAGTCTGTTTCTGTTCTGTTAGTTCTTCCCAGTCAAACTCGTAATGTAGTAGATAGGCGGTCGGGTAGTCTGTATTAGCTGATTCATCTTGTACTGAGAATAAGAAATCGTTATCGTTCAGGTTAAAAATACAACCACTAGTACATACCCACTCTTCGGGCCCTGCAATAATGTGTAAGTAGCCTGATTTTACTGCTTTTTTGCCGTTAATAATTTCTGCCCTAACCGTATACCAGGCTGAGAGGTTTGGATCTGCATTATCACCTACTAATCTACAGGCTGAAAAACTAGATTCACTGTTTCTTGTTATCTTAAGAACTATGTTTCTCATCTTCCACTATCCTTGTTGCAGTTTTTAACAGTTCGTCAATCTCTTCCTTTAGTTTACCCCTACCTGTTTCTTCATACTTACTAAAACTCCAGACCACTCTTAGTTCTGTTGGTCTATTGTTTACGTAATCTTGTCGGTTGAATTTATAGTAGAGCAGGTAGAGGCTATATCTAGTACTACCTCTGGCTATTTTTATAATATTAGCCTTAAGATTTTCGTAGAAGAAATAATCTAGGTCTTCTATTCTACCACCAAATAGATAACGTGTTCTATTTTCTGTGACTACTAGGTATCCAGACATATAATCTTTGTCACCTAGCCTTGTATAAACCATACCAGGTCTATAATGTTCACTGTCTCCTATTACTCTATTCTTTTCGAGATAGAACTTACCTCCTATTTCTTTCGTTATGTCAAATTCCACTAGCATTATACTTTCTCGCTTTATAGTTTTTTACAGATTGTCGTATATTATCCCACAGGCCATCTAGTATATTTTTGTAGATATTTTCACCAACTCCTTTCTCACGGTACTTACTAAAACACCATATAACATCTAAGGTAACTGTATCTGGACCACCAATTTTGAAGTCGTAGTATAATAGATACCAAGTACTTTTTATAGGTGAGCTGTCAATAGTAGAATATAATCTAGCCATTACTACTTTTTCATATCTAAGTTTATTGCCTATATACATCGCACCTCTATCAGAATCTTCAAAGTAGGCCGTTATATATCCAGACTTACAAGATTTCCCGTTAGTGTCTATAAAAACATACCTACCTCCAGTATTAGGTAACCTTGTTGGAAGTTTTGTAAGGAAGAATTTATCGTTGCCCACTCTTGTAAGCTCAAACATTATCTTCTTCTTGTCCATCTTTGAAAATAGTCTTATATAGCTTATGATAGTAAGCCTCTAAGTCTTTAGGTGTCTTACTATTCTTTATCTTACTACAACCCCAAACAAGTTCAAGTTTACTATCAAAGTAATTACCTGTCTTATACATCAATACAGTTCTACCTTGTACTTCTTGAAATTCTATCATAAGACTTGTGAAGAAATCCTTAGTAACTCCTTTCTGTGCTGTCCTCCTGATTGGTCTTACCTTACCATCCTTTAGGTCAACTGATAGGATAATAATACCGGGCTCTAAAAATTTCCTAGTCTTTGTGTGTACTACTACTCTTACCAAATCACTATTACTAATACAATAATGTCTCAAATAGTAATCATCATTTTCTTTTTCTATTTTTGCTTTTATCCACATACTTACAATTAAGGGGTCTAGGTCACTTCAATACCTTACTAGTGAAGATTAAATAATAAAAACATGGATAATTATTTCAGGTATCTAAAAGAATTATTAAAAGAAACCGGATCGAATACTTTTAGCGATCTGGTAGAAGATAATCAGACATACTTAGCTGACTTGAGTGGAACTATTTACTGGTCGACTGGTGATAAAGGCTATGAATATTATCAGACTACTAACATCTTAGATAGTGAATCTTTCTTAGAGAGTGGCGGCATGTATTTCTGCGAACTATCAAGTAAGTCAGTTAGTAGTGAGGAATATGCAATCTACACTGCAACTATTACACTTCATACATTAGTCGGTGAGGTGAGTCTTATGGCAGAGGCAGAAGATAAGGTGGGTGCTGATAGGTTTGCAAAAGAACTGGCGGAGCTTAGTAGGTCCTATATAGTTGAGTCTAGTAAGTTTAGTGCTAGGGATTGGAAAACATATCTCTACAATAATTTTGGTGGTTCAAGTTTAATAGATAATAGTATAGACGATGGAGAAATTGAATATTAATAAAGTACCGAGTAAGAGAAAGGATAGAATTAAACTCCTAGATTCAGCACTTGTACAACTTAAGCGTGAATTTGTAGGTCTTGATGATATAATTGATCAACTTGGTGCTAGTGTGTATGCTTGGTATGTGACGCCAGAGATTATTACTAGACCGACCATTGTATCTATTTGGGGTATGACAGGTACTGGTAAGACAAGTGTAGTTAAGAGATTGATTAGCTTGTTATACCTAGATGACGTAAGAATTTCATTTGATTGTGGTGAGTGTAGAGATAATAATAAATCTATCAGCACGGACATTATGGATACTTTTGGTAAGTCTGAAGAGTCTGATAGTGGTGATAGATTTTCTGGCAGTAATAGTCTTGTATTTATGTTTGATGAATTTCAGTATGCAAGAACTATTAATGAGTCTGGTGAAGAAGATGTAGCACCAAGTCTTCGCCCTATCTGGTCAATCTTGGATAGTGGTATTATAGATATCAATGATTATAACTATGATTTCAGTAACCTATGTGATTTTATAGATGAACTAGTTGATACATCTAAGTCATTACCACATATTATAATCAAGGATAATCATATTGAATCTCCCGATGATGTATCTGCGTTCTTGGATCTTATGTTCTTCCACTATGATAGGGGACCTTCTATTAAGACGGACAATACAGAAGATCAGAATAAGCCACTTGAAGTATTGACTAGTAGATATCTTAGAACAATTATTAGGAGGCTTAACAATAAGAGTGATGCATTGGGTAGTAGGGTAGCAAAGGAACTGTTATCTGGTGAGTATACAATAGGTCAACTAGCGGAGAGACTTGAGGATATTAAGAAACTTGCAGCCTCTTCTCGTAAACTTGATTGTAGTAAGTCGCTTGTATTTATCTTGGGTAACTTAGATGAGGCATACAAGGACAGTTCTGATATAAGCCCAGATATTGATGCAGACTTATTCTATGATATTACTAGTAGGGTGACAACAACTGACATCAAAGAAGCGCTTAAGGAGAGATATAGGCCTGAACAGATTGGAAGACTTGGTAATAATATAATCAAGTATCCAACATTGAGTAAGGATAGTTTTAAGAGAATTATTGACTTAGAGATAGGAAGGATATTAGACAGGTTTTCAGAAGTAGATAAGATAAAAGTAGTATTCGAGCAGAGTATGAAAGATCTTCTATATTCCGAGTCTGTATATCCGACGCAAGGTGTAAGGCCGGTTCTCAGTAGTATTGACACTCTTATTACACCGTATCTTTCTAAGGTAGTGGAACATAAAGGTCATAGTAAGTCTGTCTGTATCGGTGTCGTCGGTGGTGTCAGAGACTTTAGATTACCCTGCGTCGATGTTAGACTCAAGTTCGATAAGGCAGAGGAAGTAATAGTAACACAGAAACTAGAACTTGGTAAGGAGAGGTGCCCAGAGAATAGAAAGAAGAGATTTATTTGTGCGGTTCATGAAATTGGCCATGCGATTATGTATTCTTGGTGTAAGGGTGAAGTGCCAGATAATATAGTTAGTGTTTCTACTGATCATGGTGGATTTTGTAGTACCTATGATAGACGTTTTGCAGGAGAAATAGACTGTAGAAGGGATGTCTTAGATGAGGTTAGAATTTCACTAGGTGGATATCAAGCAGAGAGAGTAATCTATAGTAATCCAGATATGTGGTTACTTGGTAGCAGTAGTGATATACGGAGCTTGTGGAAAGAGCTTAGTGGGGCCGTTATGGATTGTGGATTTGACTTACCACTACCATTGTCGCATAGAGATGTTGAACAGAATGGTAGTATAAGTAATGGTCTTGATTGTAAAGATGTAATGGTAACAAATAAGTCAACAGGTGATGGTAGAATCTTAGAACTTATCAAGGAAGGTATGGATTATGTATGGTCTGTATTGAGTAATGAGAAAGAACTGATCAAGAAAGCAGCTATCAAGTTAGGTGAGCAAGGCAGTATGAGTGGTCAGGAGTTCTCAGATTTTATAAGGCAGTATGGTAATAAACTAACACCAGACAAGATGAAAGAGGTCTACAACGAAAGAGATCCAGAGTATTATCTAAAGGAGTTAGTATAGGTATGATCATGGGAGAGGGTAGTAATATTCTCTCCCTCTTGTTTCCTTATTAGTAGTATGAAAGATTTAACAGAAGAATTAAGAATAAAACATATTGGAAGAAGAGATCCAATAAGTGATGTAGTTAATACTTTACTAAGAACAGGCTTTCAATGTACTGAACTATTCACTCACAAAGGGGACTTATTGTTAACAGTACTACGAGAGAAAGGTATGAGTATTCTAGATTCAAGAATAGTAGTTGAAATCTATACTGACGAGAAAAAGAAAAACTTAGAGTTGGTAGTAGTTAATAATAATATAATGACTTACAACTTCACTAAGTACTATTATGATGCAACTAACTTCTATATGGGGCTAGATGCAAAAGTCTTACTAGGTCCAGAAGATGTGGATCAGTTAAGTAAGATACTAAGTATTATATATGATAGTACTAAGTTCTTTGAGTATGAACAAAGATTACTAGAACTAAGATTTGAATTATCTATTATGATCGAGAGTACTATTTATCCGATGCTGAAAGAGAACGAGTATAGGATTTATAGGAATAGACAATTTAGTAATTCTAGAATTGACTTAGGAGTTGTTCCAAAGGTGCGTGTTAAAAACTCTTGCCTTGACTATATCTTTGCTAGACTAAATGGAAATACTCCGTTCATTGGTTTTGGTGTTCATCCAGTAACAGGTAGATTCATAGTGTTGGATGCAAAGGAGAGCAACTTACAGAATTATCATCGGGTAGATCTCAATGAACTATCGAAGGAAGAATTAACAAAATATATTAAATCAATTATTAAATGAGATTATGGGAAACCTAAGTATTAAGAAAAAAGAAGAAGCACTTATCAAAGCAGGTAGAACAGTTGATGATAAGGGCAAAGTAGATGTAACAAGACTTGACGACCAGACTATTAAGAGGTGCAGGGATATCACAAAGGGTATAACTGATTCTGATAGTCTTAAGAAATTTGGTTCAGATATAGTAAGTACAGGCAGTGATTGTGTTAGTACTTTGCTGGAACTCAATAAGCTAGATAAGGCTGGTGAAGCTGGTAGGTATGTAAAAGAACTTATCAGTACAATCAGAAAGAACGAGCTGAAAGATCCAAGTACTATGAAGGGTTGGAGAAAGTTTGTTGCTATGATTCCAGTATTCGGTACACCAGCGGTATTGTCGGCAGATAAGATCATGGCTAGGTACGAATCAAGTAAGGATGACGTTAACAAGATCATCGCCAAAGTCAAAGAGATGGAGGTAGACTTGGATAGTGACATGAATTCTCTAGTCTTAATGGAACAAAGGGCTGAGGAGTTGTGTGAATATTACGGCGTTCATGTAGTCGCACTAGCTGTCTTATATAACGACGAGACAGAAAAGCTGCAGAAGATGTTAAAGGAATTCGAGCAAGATCCTTCATCTCATAGTCAGTCAGAATTAGATAAGCAGCGTGAGTTCGTCGAGAAAATAGACAGACATTCATTCGACTTATTTATGGCCGGACAGAAAACACATAATCTCGACCTTCCTCAGATTAGAATGATGAGGCAGAATAATGAGAGACTGCGTGAGAACAATGAGGAAATCTATAGGACGATCATACCAAACTGGGAGACATCGATCGCTATTGCCATTATGAATCAGAAACAGAGGGCAGTGCTTGAGACTCAGAAGGCGATCAAGGATGTCAACAATGAACTGACCTTGAATAATGCTAAGATGATGAAGGAAACAACGAGTAAGATCTTAGTGGAGGGAAGTAGGAGTATTATTGATGTCGAAACTTATAAGAAGGCAATGAATGATGTATTTACTGCCCTCTCTGACACAACTGAAAAGCTAGCACACATCAAAGAGCAGAGGGATAATGACCGTGCTGAGATTGTGAAGGCTAATAAGGAAATGTCAGCGAAGATGTTAGAGCTGAGTAAGAGATCTGAAAACCTCTTGCTTAGTAATACTGAATTTGTACCAGATGCGCTTAAGTAATGTATAGAGAGGATAAGATAAGAGACGTTACATACAAGTACAATGAGAAAACCGGCGAAATACTTTATACTAGCACTAAGAGAAGGTACCTAGAAAAAGTCAGAGCAGTATCTATCAGGTCTAGCTTACCAAATATAGAGTATGAACTAGAAGGTATAGAAGCACCGAACAGTAAGGGTGTAGTTTTGAAGGAAGGTGAATTATACAAGCTAAGAATGTCAGGCTCGGATTTGATATTTAGGCTGATAAAACACTTCCCCGACAAGTCAATAGTAGTGATGCAAGTACTATCTGACGAGCCTAGTAAGTTTAGGTTGATGAATAGAGAACAGTGCGAGGAGTTAGGTATCGTATATCAAAACTTTCTTGCCGTATTCTCAGCTGGCTTAGGTTGGATTAGTACTAGTCTGGAATGTGATGATTTTGACCCGTTTAACTTAAGTACGTATGATAAGTCTATAGTACCGGGGAAGACAGGTAGTATTAGATATATGATTGTAGAACTCCCTGGATTTAGGTATGTAGATTCTGATACAGTCTGCTTGGATTGGACAGGTAGACCGGTATTATATTTAGACTTAGAATTACTACTTACACAGCTTGAGGTTAGTCTGAAGAAAGATATTATTAGTACAGACCTAGATAAGTATAATGAACTATCGAGGGGTACATATCTTAGTTGGTCAGTAGTTAGAGAGTCTTTCCCCGGTTCAATTAAGAGGAATGATGTTGAACTACTAGACCAGAATGGGAGTATATATCTGATCTTGGATTTTACTTGGAAAGGTTTAGGTATTTGTCCGCTTGCACTAGATGGGATTAAACTAGAAGACCTAATTAGTGTGTCGATTAATACATCTTTTAATATCAAGCCGGGCGAGAAACCTGAATATCTAAAAGCAAGTAGTACTGGATTTGTAACGGTGCCACCTGAAATATTTGAAAAGAGAAAAGGTAGGTACTGGAAAAAAGGTATTACAGGACAGGGTAGATTCCTTATTAGTGATAAATGATTTGTACTCAGAAGTTTGTTGTTAGATTACATAGTTGGCCTGTGATGGGTCGACTATGTTTTTTTTTGCACCCTGAGATCCCCTAGATTTCTTATTAATGAGAAATACTCTTATCAGGGGATTTTTTCTAATAAAGCCATTATTTGTAGCTTAGCCGTGAGGTTAGGCTACATTTTTGTTATTCTCTTGGTATTATTTCCTTATTTGTAGAAGAGTATTAATATAAATTTCAAGTTATGACGGTAAGAATACGATTAAAGAAAAAAGACTGCGAAGATATAATTCGCAGTTGTGGTTATTCTATTAAGACTATTAAAGACTTAGTAGAAGAAATTAAATTTAAAAGTGAGCCTGGAAAGTCAGCTGTTATATCTTATGCTGGTAAAGTTAGAGTTGCCTACAAAGATGAGCTAGAATTGATGAGCTTAAGAGCAGCAATAAAAAATGTAGCCTTGATCGAAGATTTTACAGCTAAGAATTGGGATACAGTACGTAATGTTTATTATGTGTACCGTAGTGGTAATTTTCAGCTAGAATCAATCGCAGAATCCTTATTAGAAGATAGAGTACGTGAATTAATAAGAGATAAGGACTTTTAAGATGAAGAAAACTGTAGGATTTATCGTATATCATAGAGTTGATTATGATGGATTATTTTCAGCTGC